ACGTACACACATAGGCATTACATACCCAGCAGCGTCAGTATCAATACTATTGCTTACCAAACTTGCGTACATCTCAAGAGACTGTTTACAATGTTCAATGTAAGCATCCTTTATAGTATTATCATGATTGCAAAGTATGTCATAAGGCACCACAAACATTTCTCTTGAAGGAATTACATTTTTAGTAAGGTTTGCATATTGAATGCTACCAGACATAATATCACACCCGATATGATGCGTAATAATTTGGGATAAAAATCGCCGTGATGCACCAGTAATGATAAACTTAAATTCTGTAAATCTTGCGATTTTAGAATGCGGGAGTTCAAGCATCTTATTGATTTTTGTCATATCCCATTTTTCTTTTTTAGCAATGTCCGCAGGATTATCAAATTTACCCATACTTCTGGTCATTTGACATGCCGATTGAACATCACTGAGTGTATCTGCACTGATTAACTGAACTTTAATTTTATCCATTGATTGACCTCACAAAATCACGCGTTTTAAGCGCTTTCTCTTTTTCTTCGGGAGTAAGCGGTCTAATTGCTTTCATGACAATTTTTGAATAAACAATATTAGTTTTGTTCTGCGCTTTTTCAAGAGTAAAAGAAGTGAGAACATCATTCAAAAATATACCTTTGGTAAATAACTTAGTGGCATAGACGTTGAGCACACCAGTAGAACTTACTGGAAGAAGCAAGCTATACGGAAGCATCTCACCAGATAACTGGATAAATAACTGATGTTTTTCTTTACAAGCTTTACCGCCATTTTTACCAGAACCAAACTCTGCATAAGGACAGCCTTCACATTGTACAGGTTCATATGCAATATCATCACCTGCACCATTATCAATTCTATGCATACCATTAATACCATCTTTAGAAAAACAGTCAGGCGGTTGGCTAGAACCATCAAAGTCGCCAGCAAAATAAACATTCATAGGACCATGATCAACAATGACACCGATGAGTTCTTTATAAGGTTCTTCATCGATATCAAAGTATACATTGCCGCCAGAAGGTATCTTGAGCTGCGGACATTGCAACTGAATACCATTTAAGTTTTGCATAGCATCTTCGGTAAAAGATACAAGGTTAAAGTTTTCTTTAGTTACGAGTTCATTTGACATTTGATTGCCTCCAATAAATTGTTATATAATTTCTGCAATGATCAGATATTTCAGCTATATATCCATTCTTTTTAAGTTCAGAATTGGTGTTGTTAAAAGTTTCTATAGCTTTCATTTCTTTTTGCTCCTTACCACTACGTGGGTTTCATCGTACGGCTTTACCAGATTAAAATATTCTTTTGGTAATTCACCATCATTTGCTTCGACAATATTTTGCATGTAGCTTGTTAAAGCTGCTGCAGAGATACTAAATAAATCAAACGCTTCATTCCTAAGTTTCTCGACAAGTCTATCCTTATTTTCAACGACAGGAGACCATCTTGTTTTAGTTTCAAGTCTAAAGCTTAATCCAGAAACGTTATCTTGAGATGCAATTTCAAATTTAAGTACTTCACTTGCTACCATCTCATTACAGAGTTGCCGTCTCAATTGTTCATATATTTTTTTCTTTTCATCAGCTTCGGCTTGCGCAATTTCATAATCAAGTTTTGCAATTCTGAGCTTCTGAGCAGTCAATGCATACTTATCCATTTATTTACCCTTTTTCAAGTTATTGATATCAAAGTCTTCTACTTGAGGTTCCGCTTCAGAGGGTTCAGTAGGTTCTTGAGCAGTCTGAGACATATCATTTCTAACAGAGAATTTACCACCGTCATACTGTACAGGACAGACCTTCATAATACAATCTTGACAAATATCAAGTTCTTGCATTATAATACCTAAACCATTCTGATCCATAACAAGAATTGGGGTAGTAATTCTGTTGGTGTCTGCGATTTTCTCACAAATGTCACAAGTGTGTTGAATTTTAACCATTTTAATCATCTCCTTTGAATTCTTCAAAACATTTATCACTGCAAAAGTCATACCATTTGTCGCCTAATTTGCGAGCAAGCCAACCTTTGTCTTTCAACTTAGCTTGACTGCCTTTATAATCAGGCTTTGCTTTGAATTTGAAACCTACTTTCTTTTCGCATAAATCACATTTACAGTGAAGTATGCCACCGGTTCCAAATTCAGGGTTCCAAGTTACTTCTTTCATTTAATACCTCCATAGAAATTTATAAAATCTTCAATAAGGTCTGTCTTATTGAGATTTGACTTGTGAATAATCTGGTCAACTGTACCCTGTGCAATCAAATAATAATATGTACAGAAGTGATTTTGACCTGTTCTGTATATTCTGCGCTTTGCTTGATCCATATCACCCCAGTTATGGGTTTCTGAATAGAATATACATTTATGCGCTTTAATCAAAGTAATACCAAGAGATGCTGTTTGTAAATTACCAACAAATATCTTGATTTTGGGATTATTCTCGAATTCTTGTACCTTATCAAAACGGTCTTTTACTGAACCATTTATACCTGTGCAAATATCTTTATATTTATTAATAAAATACTCATACTCTTTTGTATACTTAACGAATAATACAACCTTCTCGCCGTTATCAAGAATATCTGAAATTAATTGTTCACAATCATTACGTTTGGGAGAAGCATATTCTACGCTTCCTGTTATCTGTTGAGCTTCACAAATTCTTTCAAGTGCTTTCTTGTCTGACGCATATACTCCATCGAGTTGTATCAATTGACTCACATCTGGATGAACAGGAATTACAATATCTTCCCATTCAGGCATATCAATGAAGTCTGTTATTTTACCAAAAATAGTATATGGAGAAATAAGTTGCATCAATTCATATGTCCTACTTGCACCACCATTTGTTATATATCTTGCTTTGAACTGTGCAGCGGTAAGACCATTCCAAATTTGAGGACCTGTGCAAGTAAGTATTCCAAATAAATCCATCAAATCACGCGTTATAGGTGTACCAGTTAAGCAAAGAGTGCGTGTTGTTTTAACATATTTGGATATGCATTTATGCGTTTTACTGCTGCAATTTTTGATTTTATGCGCCTCATCAAGTATCACTAAATCAAAGTTTGATACACTTTTTATGCTTAAAAACTGTTCATAATTTTTAATGCAAACAGCAGTCATAATATTCTCAGATACGAGCATGTCAAGATCTTCGTATCTTGTGTATGAAATATGAAATACTCTTGACAATTCGTATTCCCACATTGAGATCAAAGACTTAGGACAGACTATCAAAAGTCTTTTTGGTGAGAGTTCTTTTGCAATGTACAAAGCTGTAATTGTCTTTCCTAAACCCATATCAAGAAACAAATTTGCTTTTGGGTGAAAGATTTCTGGAGTATTTTTATAATAGTCGATTATCTTTTTTACCCATGTTTTTTGGTAGTCATAAAGTTCCATTTAATTTTCCTCACATAATATATAATGCGTATTATGCAAAAATTTATGCTTTATTTTTAATATTTTCGAAATTTTTAAGCACAAAAAGTAAATTTTATGCATTAAGCGCGGGCGCTAACGTGCTAACACTTCCCGTTACACGATCGTGCGTTATCTAACCGGAAAAGGCCCGTGAAAACTACGTGAAAATACATAAAACAATTACGAGCGATCGTGTATCGGGTTGTGTTATTGTGCACAACGCTTGCCCAGGTGCGCGCACGTAAGGCATTATAAACTTAGCATAAAACATTCAATATTTGCTTTGAATAGAATGCTTAAACCTGTGTCATCTTTGTACTGGTCAATAAACCAAAATTGTTTGATATTTGCTTTTGCATTAACAATTAAAGCTGCACAAGTAGGACACGGAGAACTTGTACAAATCATAATTTTTGGTTTATCAAAATTCTCATTTTTAACTAAGCAATTTTGCTCTGCATGCGCACAACCAAATTTCGATACTTTCTCACACAAACAATTCTCTTGCTCAATAGGTCCTCCGTTAATTCCAATGGAGTATATTTGAGTAAAATCTTCCGATACTAAAATCGCTGCTACTTTATCCTTTTTGCATTTACTCAATTTCTGTAAATCAAGTAAATAATTCACTGTTGCCAATTCCTTTTCACTCAGATGCTTTACAACAAAATTTAATTCTGTATTATCTGTCCACATTATTGTTTACCTCTAAACATTATTTTATACGTGCGTATAAATATATTAATTAAAACGCGTTTAGGCTATCCTAAGATCGTGCCTATTGCGTTTTATATACAGGGCCCTTATATTTTATTACGTTTTATATAAAGGCCCTTAAACGCGATCTAAATGCTTCTATATATTATCGCACATATCCTTATAGAAACACCAGTTACACCACTTTTTTCTTTTAGGAAATTCGCCTGAAAGAATCTTTTGTTTGGTTTCTTGTACTCTATTCCATTCAACTTCACAATCATGCATACTTGGATTATACTGCACTTTGTTTACAATTCTTGAGTCAAAGAAAGGTTTGATATTGATATATGCAACATCTACATTCTTTGGATCAATATTGTTTTCAGTACAATAAATATACTTGTAAATCAAAAGCTGTCCTTCTTCAAAAATAGAGTCTACTGTTTTAGGTTTCTTAGTGACTTTATAGTCTGCAATGATAATTTTACCTTTATCTTCAAATTCATCTCGCATTAATAAGTCAATATATCCTATAAAGTCATCTTTTTTGATTTCAAGTTCTTGACCAAGTATAGTATTGATACCTTTTATTTTATCAATATTGATTATAAGTCTTTCAAAGTACATTTTACCGAGTCTTTCTGAAATGTAATTTTGAGCTTCACACAAATATTTATGCGTTAAAAGTTTATAATTATACGTTTCTTCAGATACATTTTGGAAGTCTTTTGTCATATTGTAATACTCATCATAGGAATTAGATAAATCAATGAACTCGTCATATTCATTCCAAAGCTCTAAGACTTTATGAATAGCACTTCCTAAATCTAAATTTGGATTAGATGGTTCTTTAATACCATCAATATATCTAAATTTGTACTTCATAGGACAGTCATTATATAGTCTGTTCTGTGAAAAGCTGTAATTGAATTCTTTATCATTTATTTTCATTTTACTATCTCCATTATATTTAACCTAAGTGTACCATAATTTGAATTGCAATGTACACAAATGCTATTAATGCAATTATCATTGAAACAACACCCAATGCAGTTATCTCACAAGAAAATCCAATAATCATAAGTACCATAAATACTATGTAAACTATTACTGCGATAATTGTAAATAACTTGCTCTTATCGGACATTTCAATTTTTCTAAATCTCTTTCTCATTGCTATATGCCTCCACATAATTTATTCTATATACAAACAAATATCTTGCAAAGAATTTCATCCACTTCGCATAAAGTCTTTTGACTTTTGCAAGCGCTCTGGCATTACACTCGAACTCATCTTCTGTATCAAAATGGCATCTACTAAGAGGTCTATCAAAATACAAGATTATTACTGGAAAAGATATAAGTTTTGTTACAAAGTCATGTATATCAACATCATTATATTTAGAACATTTTCTATATACTGGTCCATAACAAATTTCACTTATGAATGACCTGTCAAGGATAACATCTTGACCTTGTAAATGTAAATCTATTGCCTTTTGTAACTGAATCTTACAATTAGTATCTTTATCAGCATGTAATATTGTGGCAGTCTTAAACCTGCTTGCAAAATTACTTTTACCAGATTTATCTAAGCCTTCTAAAATGTAAATCATTTATTTTCCTCCCAACAATACATGTAATTTATAACTTGCTCGGCTCTTTTAGCGGTTAATGCTGGCATATACATATCCTTGATATATTTTTCAAATCGCTTTTTAGTATAACATTTATGCTTATTTACATGCATACAAAAGTTACAATCAAAAAGCAAATCTACTGGAATATGCGAACTTATTTGTTCGTTTTCTAATAAAGTGTATATTCCTTGACAACAAATATACATATACTTTTTAGTTTTTAAGAAATATTTTTCAGTATTTCTATTTACATATTCATAGACAATTTTGCGTCTACAGTCCACAAATAAATCATTGTTTATTTTGAAATAAAGTTTATCAAATGTTTGGCGCATAAAAGACTTTAGTCTTTGCATAATTATAAACTTTTCCATCTTATGCTTGCTTCTTTCTGTCATAATAAATCTCCAAATTTGTTTATTAAACGTCTTTTTACTGAACGTTTTATTTCATATAGCCTACTCATTCCAATATTGAGTGCTATGGCAATAGCATCATCGGTCAAACCTTTGATTTTATATTTTGCATACAATCCCATATTTTGCTCAGTCACTTTATCACTATCTATGAGTTGCTCAATATAATCGAGTATTGCTTTGCATGTTGCAAGACTTTCTATTTCATATGTTTCACAAATTTTAGCATCTTCTGGAATATAGTCAGTCAAATCCTCTAACCTTGTATATGCTTTATATCTACGGATTATATAGAAACAGTTCTTTCTTGCAATTGACCACCATATTCTTGCGTTATCGTCAAATGATTTATCTTTTGCATAATCACCATGTTCTTTATAAATTCGCAATAATATGTAAAACAATTCTGAAGCTATATCAATGTAATTATAGTTTGAGAATTGATTTGCCATTTTATTACTTATCTTTACAAATAAGAATGCATAAGCATCATCTTTTGATAGTTCTTCTGAGTTCTCATTTTCAAGTAAAATTTTTTGATAGTTTTCGTCAGCACATTCAATTATCTTACCGTTCTGCAGCTTTATATATTTCATTTTCATCACCATGCAAATATATCAAAACATTCTTAAGCGAAGACTTTTTGATTAGACAACTGCCAAAAGCATGGATAGTCATATTTTCTAAATCTGCAATTATAACATTTTTGAAAAAGAACTCATCCCCTAAGTTTGTACCTTTTGATATAAATAACGGATTATATGACATAAAATTCTTTTGATATGCCATCGCAGTATTTAACCAATATGCTTCAAACTTTTCTGTCCATTCTTCAGGAATAGCTGAACTTAAATGCCAGTCTTCAATATCAAATGGGTCATTAAATAGCATTGAGCAATTAATATAA